AGTACGGTGGCGACCGCGGGCAGGACAGTGATGTCTGGAACTGCGACGATGATTGGTATTGGGCGTGCCATGGTTTATGCCTTCGTCCCGTAGAAGATGACTGTGATGTTCGTCCGGGCTCCGTCAGTGTCAAAGTTCAACTCGTTGCCGTACCCCATACTGTAGCCTGAATGGTATGGGGTCAAAACGTAGTTAACCACGGTACTTCCCGTCATGACCACACTACCTCCCGGGGGGCCGACGGCCTTCCAAGTTAGTAGAGGGACCTCAGTACCTTCCAACAAGCTGTCGAATTTACCTACGCCGTCAGCTTTCAAGGTGAATGCTGAGTGTACTGCCACCGCGCGTATGACGGCGCCTGTTCCTAGGCCAGTCACTTGTAAGTTAGGTAGTGGTTGGTGGAGTGCTGTGACACCATCTAGTTTAAAGCTGCGCGTAGTGGCTACCACGTTAAATCCAGCCAGGGTGCCGGCGACAACCGTGGACCACGTCTTTGAGTTGCCTTCATAGGTGCAGACCTGCAAGACTCTTGATAACGTCCTGATGGTTGTGTCGACCACCCCCTCTAAGCTGATCGTGTCAGCGACGGCTTCAAGCAGGCGGTCGTTAAGCTCGAGGAAGGTTGCGTTGAAGCTGATCAGTAAGTCATTTATTTCCACTAACCCTCGAGGAGGTGCAGCCATCCAACCGCTCCCTGAATCAGGCTGGACCACAGAACCGTCAGCATTACGCGTGATAGACGCTGTGCTGTAGTGCTGCGAGAGGATCAACAGGACCCAGTGCATGAGGTCGTACTGAGAAGGGACCGTCGTAGTGGCGCGGAAGCCGCGGGTGCCTCCCTCTTCAAAGGAGGTTAACCCTGTCGGCGCCACTGCCAACTGGGCCCCCGACGTGGTGGGCGGCGTGGACGTTGGGAGGTAGCGAGCGTGTACAGGCTGGATAGGTACGACAGTCGGTCCTGCAGGGTCAGCCCAACTGGAAATGTAGGCAAACTTGAACCAACCGTTGTTCTCCCCGTAGGTCGAGCCTACTCCGGGGGTGGTCGCGGCCGCGGCGAACTCCACATACTCTTGATCTACTAAGGTGGTGGGAGCTGTGGCCTCAGCCACCAGTACCTCGTCGAAGTACACAGCGTCATCAAGCTCTACACCTGCGGTCTGCCGCCGGAACAGGAGCCAACAGTTGGTACCGCCCGCGCCGCCGCCGCCGCCTAGCGCGGTTGGGGCAAGGGCGGTGAGGTCCACGTAGGATGTAGTCTGGGCTGCACGTAGGGTGTCATGAATGACTACGCGGCCCTCTCGCGCCCCATTGGTGTAGTCGGGGTAGTTAACACCGACCGCTGGCGCCGACGCCAAGAGGATGCAAGTCTTGATGTCGAGCAGCACGCTCGCTGGGGAGCCTGCAACCACGCGTAAGGTGGGGTCGGGAGTGGAGAGACACCCCCACGCCTGCCCGGCGACGCCACCGATGTGACGCATGATAGTCTCTTGCAACAACTGCGTTAGGCGGTAGGCTGCTGGCTTATCGAAGCGGTGGTTGGTCAGGTTGAATAGTGGCTTATCGCCTACGCTCGACATTTTCTTTTCCCCTTCTTCGTAGGCGCAACCTGCTGCTCAGGGAGCTGCTCGGGTGGCTCAGGAGCGGCCTTTTGATGCTTGAAGCTATACCAGAAGGGCGGGTAACTACTGGCCCCTCTGCAGCATGTGATGTCCGTGACAAACCACGATGCCCCTCCCCACGCGTCGTCGCCTTCCATGGGCAGGCGGGCAAGCTCAGTCACCTTGACCACCCTCGAGTCGTCAGCCGCGAAGGCAATGGCCCACGCAGCTGACTGCTCGTCTTCAATAGGGGTGTAGAAGGTCCTCACAGTCCCGTCGCGCCAACTCACCAAGACGGCGTGGGTGGCTGTGCGTGCTTCAGCGTCCTGTGACGTCGGAGAGTCTGAGGGTGAGCTTGTGGCGAGGAGAGCCTGGGTACAGGTCTGATTGATCAAACGTAAGATTTACAACCCCCTGGGCAACGCTCAACGGAGCAATGGCGCGTGTCATCTGATAGATAATCAGTGGGGCGCCGGGAGGTAACCCAGCGACGTAGGCGACAATAGCTTGGTTGAGTTGGGTGCGCAAGGCGTTCAAGTCGGAACCGCTCACACTCACCATGTTGTAGGTCAGTGCGATGGCCTGCGACGTTGGCGCCACTACGCGAACAGTCACACCGGCGGCGACACACACCACGTTGATATAGCGCTGCAGCTCTGCAATGATGCCAGTATACACCTCGTGGCCTCCTACGCTCCATGCGTCGCCCGGGGTCACCGTGAACTGAGGTGCCTTGTTAAGGTAGATGACGTTGCGTTCGTGTTGTAGGCGGTAGGAGCTCCGAGGGCGGACCTGCCCTGCCGTGGTCAACACAGGGGGCGTCGCCACAGGACCGTCGACCGTGAAGGTGTAGCGACTGCCTGTCCCGATGAGGGTGGTCAACTGCCCTGAGTAAGTCTCTGCTGGGCGGGTGTAACCGATCATGTCCGACCCATCGGACACAACCAACTCGGAGTAGCCTCTCTGGTCGGGGTCGTTCCACATCCGTGCGTGGCGCAGGACGACGCCGTCGCTGGCCTGAAAGTTAAGAGCGATGGCCTCGAGTGCCTCGTTCTGAGTCAGTGCGAGCGAGCCTACCCAACGCTCGGCTCGTTGGCGTAGCTCAGGGTCACGCTCTTTGTCGCTGCCCCCAAGGAGGGGTTGGGTGTTGGTGCATTCAATGACCTCGTTAGGTTTGCGTGAGATGGTGTCGACTGCGCCTACCTGCAGGATGTTGCCTGCCGCGCCAGGGGAGAGCGCAACAAAGGCGATAGACACCGCTGTGTAGGAGCCGGGATCGATGGTGAAGGCGGACACGTTGGTGTACTGGGTGGTGGGTGATGTGCTCACCGAGACCAGCATGGCGCGCGCGGCGACCGTCGTGGTGCCCGTCGAAAGGGACCGGGTCACGCGGAAGGCACCACCAACCGCCGGCGTGGATTGGCGCCGCTTGGGGAAGCCTGCGGGGAAGTCATTCAAGCGGCGGTCGAGGTTGACGCCGGTGCCGCGGAAGTAGAAGGCGTCTACGAACTCTTGGATTCGCCGCTCGACTGCACCGATCTCTTCTGCGACTGACCCCATGAGCGTCCCGAGGACACCGCCTTCAGAGAGGTCAGAGAGGTCCCGCGAGACTGAGACCACCCGTGCGACGAGCTCAGCCATGATTTCAAAGGGGAGGCGTGGGATGTAAATGGCCATGTTTAACTCGCACTGTAGGTGAAGTTGATATGCGTTGGTGCAGCGCCCACAGGTTCGACCACTGTGTCTACCTCGACTTTATCCCCGATCTCAGTCAGCGTAAACGAGACGATGCGACTCGTGCGGTGGTCGGCTAGGAGCTGCGATCGGACGTTGGCTCGTAGATCCCCAGGTACGTCGGAAGTGGCGCGCGCTCCGATGGAGGGGCGCAGCCCATAGCGAGGGTAGACCTTGTTGCTCCCCTGCTCAGTCCGCATGCGGTGGCGTAGGTTCTGCGTGTAGCAGTCGTAGCCACTGACAGTGGCGATGTCGGTATTTCCGACCGCTACGAGGTCTCCGTCGCGATGGAGGAGGTCGGTCCCGAAGACGTCACCATTGCGCACGATGGCGCCTACTGCGCGCGGGACAGCGATGACATTCCCTGTCTCGAAGGGACGTCCGTCACCATGTGTGTAGGCGTCGAGGAAGCTGTTGTATGTGATGAGGTCATCAGCGCGTGACCTGTCCCCATAGACGTTGCCCGCGACGTCGTAGAGAGAAGAGTCGCCGCTCGCCACGACGTACTGCTCAGTGGGGACCGGGACACCGGGAATGAAGTTAGACACCATGTTCGCGCGAGAGTTGCCGCGCTCAGTGTAAAAGCGCATACTTAGTAGGAACTGAAACAGGTTGTATGCTGGGCCAATACACTTCAGGAAGCGTGCACCACTCCCTACTTGCCCTGAGTTGGCGAGGTCAGCCGCGAACATCAGAGTGTAGAAGTTGTTAATGAAACTAGCCTGGTACATGTGGTAGGGGCGTGTGTTCGCCCACATGCTGAAGCGCATTAAGGACGTTGTCCCTGCTGCGACCTCAGGGCACCCCGGAGGGAGTGTAGGGTCAAGGTAGCGGACAGGCACCTTGAAGTTGGGGGCGTCTAGGTCAGGGATCTCGTTCTGGCTCAGCTTTAAACATGCGTGCTTAAAGCCTGTGTGGTAGCTGTCGCGCTTGTTCTGGAGCAGCGTCAATGCCTTGACGTTGTAAGGGAGTTGCCACTTGTTCCCGACAGGGGAGTTGGTGACGATGCTCAGGACAAACTCAAAACTATTGGTCGAGCTGCCATGCGCTCGCGTGTAATCGAAGCTGATCACATCGCACAGGTAGGCTTCGGCCTCGAAGGGGAAGAAGAGGGCAAGCTGCACGTCGGTACCGCGCACGAGGGCGTTCTTGTTCTTCTTGCTCAACTCACTATACAGCTGCAGGAAGTTGCGGACCTTCTGGAAGCGCAGCATGTCCAGTGGGGTGTCACCTGACCGCCCGTGTAGTTGGAACGTAGCTTGCATGAAGCCCTCGTTCTCTTGGTACACTACCCCGTCCATGCCGCGTGTGCGCACGAGTGCGACAGGGTCTGACTTCACGACCTTGAAGATGTAACGAAGCGAGACCGCGTCGCGCACGCGCTCAGGGTGGTCCTTGTAATCTTCAAAGAGTTCAAGGAAGTACGGGGCCGGGGAGACTGAAGCATCGGGGACATAGTAGTGCCCCGGCGATGTCAGCTGGCGTGTGGCGATGTCTCCGAACTCTTTACGCTTGGCCGCTCGCGTGTCGTCTTCGTCACGGTCCTCGATGTCATCTGATACAGGGGCCAGCGGTGCTGCCCCGGCCTGCAGTATGTCAGAAGGGTCTCTTGGCAGCGGAGGCACCGCTGCGTCGTTGGCTGTCATCGGCTGTATAGGGGGCAGCGGCATCACGTCTAGGGGTGCGGGCAGTCCTGCCGGGATCCAAAGAGGTGTGAAGCCTAGGCTAAGCGGTGAGTACGCCGGTGTGCTCTGGCCCCATCTATTTGGGTAGTCTCCCCACAAGGCAGTGCGAGGGTCAGTGTGGTCTGTGAAGCTCATGTCACCCCTCTTCGGTTCTCGAGCTGACCTTCATGCAGGCAGCAGTCATTGCGCTGCTGTCCACGGCTGGCTCGGCTGTCCCTGTGTAGACTGGCGCTAGCAGTATAGTCAGGGTACCCGTAACAACTCCGCCCGTGGCCGAGACGAGTCCTGGCGCTAGGATTGTCGGCGCCATTGCTGATTGGATGTCGAGCACAGCTTGGCGCAACTCATTGATGGTGTCGGTCATCGACTGCAGTTTTTCTGCGAGAGGATCAACCAAAGGGACACGCCCGTCACTGTTATCCCCCTGGGAGATGCGCAGGAACCCGTCAGAGGATAGTTGCGCGTTGAACGTGTCCGCTTGTACAACTGCCTTCCCATCGCGACGCAAAGCTAACGTCACGTTGGAGCTACTGGCTACACGGTACTCCTCTAGTTGGGTGAAGGCTAGGTCAACACCTACATCGCGCACGTCCGCTATACCGCTCGTACTCGTCTCTGTTTCAGAAGCATCGTTAAACAAGATCACGGGGCTGTCCATTGTACCTACGATGATAGCATCCACCGAGGACAACCTCGCTACCAACACCCGCGGGAGGTAGCGATAATCACTTGGAGACGTATCGCTTTGTAGTGGGATGTACGTTGGCGTTGCTACAGCTGATAGGATGCCTACCCCATTTATACGTGACCCGTCTCTAAAAAGTATATCAGCCACGCGCCTTCCCGTGGGCGATGTGCGTAAGTTAAAAGCACGTGCAAGGTACATCCCGCTTTCCATCAATCCCCTCCAGCCCGTTGGGTGCCGCCTGCAAGGACCTCATTTATGCCCAACCCGAAAACATCCACACGGTTGTTCTCCAACTGGCAGTGGTGAAATACCCCAAGGGTTGGGTCCGTGAACCACTTGTATTTCGGTATGTCATCATTCGCGCGTGTCATAGACCCTGGGTGGTCTGGCAAGGTTGGTATACCCCGCAGTACCACACCCGTGACTTTTTTAATCGCACGCAGCAGACGAGCAATTGAGTCCTTCTGAGCGTTAGTTGGTGCGTACCTGCGCGGAAGGGTACTTTTTCTCCGGCCCTCCGTGGCTGTCGTGGACGTAACGTATACAGCGTAGAAGGGAGACAACCGCGGCCACGCACCCGGCGCTGCTAGGTTGGCCTCATATTGAGCATCAGATAGTGTTTGGTTGAACTCATCGATACCTGTGGTCTTATTTTTAACCTTCACATTGGTCTGCTTAGGAACTAACACCTCTATACTGACAGATAGGTTGTTGTACATACTAGCTACTTGCCGCTCAGTTGCTAGCCTAGCACCCACTACGGCTGCTATCATAGTATCAGGTAATGACGCGTGGTAGCACAGTACAGCCATGTCGTGGTACTGTGCAATGTTGCCTTGTTTGTCTACTGCGAAGTGTGTTTGGATTGCACTGTTCGCGTCTTTATTCGCGTTCTGTTGAAAGTGATCCCAATTTTTTGTCAGTGATGTGTCCTGTGCTCCATCATTTGTATGCAGTATCACTTTTGTTATGGCTGTGGACCTATGGCGGCTAAGCGTGCTTCGCAGAGGAGATGCTATCGGTAGCTGTATGACGGTGCAGTCCACCGGGTGGTAGACCCCTTTATACAGGAGGGACTTCCCGGCTATAATGTCTTTAGGTGTCAGCGCTTTAGCCCCGAATGGAGAAGGGAGGGTTGTATACGCTTGAGGTACGATGGAAGGGGCCACTACAAACTCAACAAAAGGAAACTCTCTCATGGTGTGCTCCCGATAGGGATGATGGGGTTCAGCGCCAAGTCACTTCCTCCAAGAGGGACCGAGTGCCCGCGACTGAACTGGATGGTGGTCGTCGCAGTTTTCTGCCCGTTGATTTGGGTTGTGATGGCGTGTTGGATGGCTTCCACGTACCCCAGGTACTCAGCTTGGTCTCCTAACGATGCGCGAAACCATTGCCCCGGCTCGAGAGGTAACACAGGTGCGAAGGTGGTCTGCTTCTTCACGGCGTCTTCCGTCATCTGCACTGCCACTGTCGACTTGAGCGTCATAACCCCCTTCTCTAGAACGTGGTCTTGCATGCTAAACTGCATCACCTGCGCAGCTGCTGCTCGAAAGTAAGAGGGGTCTACGTTACCACTAGGTCCAATGTAAGGCCAGTTCACTCGGTACATCCGCAGGCCGTGCTTTTCAATTTGGTCGTTGACTAAGATGGGGAGGTCTGACCCTGCTAGAGTATCTATCTCGTCACCCCCCATAGGGATGAGGCCAACGGTCGCAGCGTTCGTGCGCTGTGCGTCGTCTTGAGTACCGCGGAAGGATGTGATTAGGTTCCTATCAATAGGCACGACATTGCGCACGCTGCCCGTGTCTAGTGTGACCTTGTTGAAGAACTTGTCACTGACAAGCAGTTGAGTGGTCTTGTCTCGTGCATCTTGTCTTGCCTCCTTTGCTGCTGCTGCAAAGAAGCCTACTGCGTCTAAGACTGTCGTCTCGAAGTCTTCCCCGATGTAGCCCGGCTTAGCAACAACGCTATGATAGAGCGGCTCTGCGCGCCAGGGGCGCACGCGGTACACAAGGACGGGGCGCTTCCCTAATGCTGATGCCAGCTTGCTGTACGGCTCGGTGCCTCCTTCAGCAAAAGCCGGGAAGAGCTCCATGATTTTAGATTCAGGGACAAACATGGATGTCAACAGAGAACCAGCCGTTGCTTTCCGTGTCGTGAACATGTTGATGAACTTGTCCGGGGTTAGGTCCCCGAAGTCCGCTGGTTCGATGTCTTCAAAGAGGGGAGCGTACTTAAGCGCAGAGGCACGGTCATACACCACCGGGATCTCGTCCCCGAAGTACCCTCCTCCAAGTGATTCAGGCACTTTGATGCGAGCCACCTCCTTGAACATCAGAGACAGGATTTCACCTGGTGGGGTGCCATACATGTTGGTGATGGCTTCTGTGAATTCGATCCAGTCTTGGAAGGGCCATACGTTCCCGATACGGGAACCCTTCGTCCCGCTGGTGTCCCCGTGGAGCACATGAATCTGTGCCCTCTTGAGAAAGTCCCACCAACCAGCCGAGCTGGCGTTGTGGGACTGCAGGGTGAGCTCGCCTGTCGCGGCGCGCTGAAGGGTGCGCGTGCGGTTAAGGACGATGCCCCACGACACAGGGTACCCCGTGACGTCACGCAGGACCGCATGGTCACCCGGTACGAACAGAGCAGCTGATTCAGCTGCGGTCGCAATGACTGCGAACTGCATGTCGTCTCGCCCCTCCACGTCACGCACGAACGTAATCGTGGGGACGCGCCCACCCCAGTCAGTAGTGGCTGGGGCCCCGTGGCGATAACGATGCAGCTGAAAAGAACCATTCGACATTGGATGACCTTCGTAGCGTTTAGGGGATAGCTGAGTCAGCGAGACTGCGGAGAGCGTTGGCAGCTGAGTCAAGCGCCATGCTCCACTTCTCCCGTGTATCAAGGTCTGCAATTTTACTTTCAGTACCTATGAGCCCGAAAGCTCTCTGAGTCAACGCAGTCCACCGCCCGAAGACGTTGTCTTCAGGCACTAACCCTTCATCTGTTGTGGGCGTACCTGCCAAGTTCATCCCACCCATGTTCTTCATGGAGGCTTGGATCGCTTCTGATTCATTGGGGAAGAGGGCCGACGCTGCCATTTCTTGCAGCATCGGGTGCATCGAGTTCCACCCCTCTACGAAGCCTTGCATGGAGTCAGACCTCGCATTGTATTTGTTCATGCCCTTCAATGTCCCGCCGCCGCGCTTTATAGCATTCATAGTCTGAAAGCCTTGAATCATCTTGCGCATGGGGTCGCCAGTGATGTTGGCGATGTACTCTTGGTTCGATGCAGCTTGCGCGCGCAGACCGGGGATGGCGGCGTAGCTGACACCGCTCTTGAGCATGGCGTCCAGGCTGTTCGCCCCTACGTTCAGACTGCCACTCAGTCCTTTGGAGTAGCCTGCCTCGATCTGAGATTGGATGGCTTCGATCACTTGGTGTTGAGGTGTCCCCATGACGCCTCTCCGCGTGAGTGCGGCGATCATAGGGTTGAGGTCGCCCGACTCGCCAGTGAGGCGCCCAACGCGAATGCCTTGCGCGCTGAGGTTGTCGGTCGCCCCCATCTTGAGCGCGCGGACCATGGCCGCGACATCTTGTGACAGGGTGCGCCCTGTCACGCCGTGGCTGCCTGAGAAGCCTTGGTAAGCATCTAAGGCAGCGCCTGTCTCCAAGCCGAACATGCCTAGACGCTTCAGGGCGTCAAGCGATGCGTTCGCCCGTCGGTTTGCGGAGCCGTGCTCGTCCCGGTAAGCTAAGCTCCCTGAGAGTGCTGCGGTAAAATCGTCTTCACTGAACGAACTGGCGTCGATGTAGGTACGTCGTAGCTTAGCGTTACCTAGATAGGTTTCTGTCTTTGCACCCGCCCTCGCAGCAGCGTCCCTGACGCCCTTGGACGTGTTTATGCCGTGGTGGTCAGCTGCCGCTTTCATGCTCTGGCGTTGGGTTGTACTTATGCCTGCGTCAGCGTCGCGCGCCCTACGGTCAGTTATCATCTCTGCTATCAAGCTGTCGGGGATGTTGTCGGCTACACCTAAGCGCAGGTCAGCGCTATACTGCTTCGCTTTCCTGCGTGCCTCACCCTCACTCATCACCGCGGTGCCGCCGCCACCCGACTGCACATACAGTTGTCCGATGGATGTAGTTGGTGCGCGCCCTTCGCCGACGTTGAACTGGCGGCCGCGCAGGTCAAACAGCGGCTCTGCTGTCGCCATGATCTTGTCCATCTTCGCGGTGTTCTCGTAGCCTCGCGACAGTCCTGCGGTCAATAGCTTGCCTGCGATCATGGCCACAGTCCCCACCCCGGACATGCCTAACCCTGCCATGACTCCTAACCCGCCTCCACTTGCACCAGCTCCGGGCGCGCCGCCAGCGGCCAACCGCGCGGCCTCGACCTTGGTTGCCTCTGCGCGTGCCGCACCTGCCATCCCTAAACCGCGTGCCTCCAAGAAGGCGCCGGCAGTGTGCAGCGCGCGTCCTGGGATACTGGACAGGTCGCTGCCTACCATCCCTTGGAGTCCCGTGCTGACACGGCGGTAACCATAGAGCAGGCCCGCTGTCTGGATGAGGGAAGAGTCGCGGTGGGCGGTAGCGGCTTGCTGTTGCACGGCGCGCGTCTGCTGGGTGACTGCTGACTCTTGCGCCCTGGTCGCCTGCCCATACTCCTTGAGCATGCGCTTGCCTCGCGGGCCTGCGAGCTCCTCACGCGAGAAGGACGCGAGGTCTGTCTGCAACTTGAGTGCCGTCTTGAACAGCCCTGCTGTGAGGGTGTCCAGCTTGCTTACATCTAACGCACCTTGCGCGGCGGTCAGACGCGCGCCGACGGACGCGCGCTGCTGGTCACCTGTCTGGAGCCCCTCTTCTCTGGACGCTGCCTTATGTCCTGACGCGATGAAACTTTTTGCGCTCCTAAGCGCTGCCTGGCCTCGGGCAGTACCAGGGGAGGATGATGCCTCGCGAAGAGCTTTCTGTGTGTCGGTGAGCCACTCAGCGTTCATCAGGCCGGGCGTGCCTAGGGCGCCCATGCGAGACCGGAGCGCTTGGAAGTCTTCTGCGACCTCCGGCGAGGCTGACCGCGCTTGGCGCATCTTTCCTGTCAGGGTGAAGGTGCGCTCGTTTGCTACTCTAGCTGCGACTTTTGCTTTCAGGCGCACATCAGCTAAGGCGCGCTCCTCGCTTGTAAGGCTGGGGTTGGTGGCGCGGTTTATCAACTGTTGGGCTGACGGGGATACACTCGCCGTGCCTACACTCGCTAGGACATCGCGGGCTCTGTTAACTCTCAGTCGGTCCTGAATACGTGCCGTGTTCGCAGCATTGGTCGACTGGACTTTCGCTGACCATCTAAAATTACCTGCTTGGTGGGTGACTCCAGCGTCGTCATAACTGGCAGGCACCACTGCGGAGACAGTTACAGGCCCCCCTCGCGCATCCGCGAGAGCACGCCCCTTAGACGCTATGCGTGCCCTGTCAGTGTTGGTCAACGCAGCTTCAGCTGCAGCAACTGCCGCGAGCCGCTGCCCTACCTCCCTTCGTGTGGCGGTAGCATCTTCGAAGCGTACGTTGACTGAGACGTTGTCATTTGCCATGGGAGCCCCACTGAGCCATCAGCTTCTTGTCTAGTTCGTCGAGCGCTGGATTACCTGTCTTCATCGGACCACCTGTCCGCAGTGACTGCTGTATTAGCACACGAGACCATTCATCGTCGCTGAGGCGTAGGAGCATTGCCTCGTGACAGACCTCTGGAGCCAGTGCAGGCAACAGAGGGTTGATGTCAGACGCGGGGACTGGGGGGAGAAACAGCCTTACACTCGACCAGAAAGCGCTCAGTCGTATCTTCTCCACCCTCTGGATTGTGCCCCCGAAAGTATCGCTGCGTCAGGGCGTCCACCTCCATACTGAGGGCGAGAGCGAAGTCGGGGTCAGTGCGGTACGCAACCTTGAGCCACTCGGGTGCTGTGGCATCTGCGTCCCACTGCACGCGGCAGGTAGCTTCAGCGACGGCGTCTTGGCGCGCGCGTGGAGCGGAGAACTCCCACACCTCGCCGACTAGGAGCGTGGCGGTCTGAAAGACCAACATGCGGTCCTTGGTCTCGAGCAGCACTCGAGCCTCTACCTCGCAGCTGCACTCCTTACCCGTCTCAGGGGAGCGCCACCGGATGGCCAGGGGCGCGCGGGCAGGCGCAGGCGGAGCTTCCAGTATCTTCGGCTTCGCGGGTACGTCTGCCCGTGCCTGGGTGGCCGCCTTGATCTTGGTGAGGAGCCCATCGTCCCCGGACGCCACTGGACTGGGGGTTGCAGCGAGCGCCTCAGGGGTGGGCGTCTTGAGCTGCTCTGCGGCTTTCATCAGTTCTTGTTCGTTCATAGGTTCCTCAAACAGTAAAGGCCACCTTGTGTGGTGGCCTCACTGTGGACGTACTTCAAGTGTAGGTCAAGGCAGAGAAGCGAATAGTCCTTCGAGGGGCGCGGTCGGGGAAACCTCGATCATGCTGCGTGCCACGAAGGAGCAGTTCTCCATGATCACCGTGTCGGTGGTCACCGAGATGGACCGGTCAGTCGGCGCCCACTGGTTGACGACATATATCGCTTGGCCGGTGTAAACGTTGTAGAGCTCAAACGTGCTGAGGTACTGACGAATCATCTGGGGCGTAGACGTCTGTGCAGGCCACGGCCGTCCGTCCTGATGGGTCAGGGGCTTCTTGTAGATGCGGATGGTGTCGAAGGAGCCCGACACGCGCACGCGCACCAACTCGAACTGCTTGGTGAATGCATCACCGAGCACGTCGATAGGGAACTGGGAGAGGGACTCTTGGATACGCGCGCCCGACGCCCACCCAATGTCCACTACTTTGCCGTCGCGCTGCACCCGGATGCCGCACACGGTCGAGGGAATACCTCTGTCAAACTCTGGTACGCTCATGTGATGCTCCTATTAGGACGCGCTGGCGGGGACAGTGATGCCCACGAACAAGCGAATGAAGTTGATGTCGATGCGCACGATGATGGTGTAACCCACGTCGAGGATGTCACCGTTGCGCGCCACTGTGATGGATTCAGCCTCGAAACCATGGATCAGTGGATTGAGCGAATCGGTCTGTGCCTCGAGCTGTGCCCTGACCTGTACTTTGAGGGCACCGTCAGTGACCGGGTCTCCCCCTGGAGCAAGGAGACCGTCGAGAGCGATGCGCATCGCCTTCGTGCTGTCCCGCACCGAGCGGGTGGCTACCACTTCAGTGCGCGCCACGTTGGTGTCCTTCGTCCAGGTCGTCACCTCACGCTCAATGCGCGCGGTGCCTCCAGGAGGCGTCGTCGTCAGGATGCACCCGGCGCGAAGGAGTTCGTTCACGACCTCATTCGTGTACAGCCCTGCATTACGTTGGGTAGCGGTCACACGCGTGTTGGCTCGTGTCAGGGTCCCCACCCGGAGGAGGGACGCACTCGCAGCGGCGTGCATCAGTGCGTACCAGTGAGGTGTCTGGCGCTCCACTGCCCCGGTGAACTGGGGGATGTATGCCGCGTCGATGACGAGGGCGGAACGCTCACTGTTGAAGAGCGCAGCGCGCGCCACCAAGGTGCTGAGCGGGTCCAGGTCCCCAGCGCCAAACCAGAAGAGGCGCTCGTTGGCACCATCGGCCCACATCGTGTCGCTGTGGGCCTTGAAGTAGGGGAGGATCGTGTCGGCGGCAGGCGCTGTGCCCGTGGGGTCATAGAAGGCGCAGACATCGTCGACGTCGTACCACCGCAGCTCTTCGAGGGCGTCGGCCCAGTCGAGGGCAGTGACTGCGGACTGGGAACCTCCAACAAGATAGAAGAAGGTGCCGGCCGTGGGAATAGCGGGCGCGAGGTTACCTGTAGAGGTTAGCACCACCATGATGCTGCTGGCGTTCACCGTCGTGAGGATCTTCCACTTGTCAGCGGTCAGCGTGAGGCTGAGTGGTGCCGACGCGCTGTAGTCAAGGTCGGCCACATCGATGGACGTGGTCCGGGTGGATGCGGTCGTGGACGTAAAGCCCGCAGCCGCGTACTGCTCGAGGAACGCGAGGACTTCAGCGATCGTGGTCTGCCCGCCCGCTTCATTGAGTGGAGCAAAGTTGGCGCCCGCGATGCTGATGGTACCTGTGAAGGTACCTGCTGCCGTGTAGCTGCTCGACACGCTGGTGAGTGAAGACCACGCAGTGGTCGTGGTCTTCACTGCGCCATCCAAGCACTCGGCCACGGAGAAGGTCAGGACCTCTACAACATTGAGCCCTGTGACGCTGTTGACGCCTGAGCAGGAGACACTGAGGGTGGCCGCTACGCTGAGGACACCGCCAGCGATGGTAGCGACATTGAGCACACCGCGGACAGGCCCGCTGGGCAGCCACGATACATGTGCAGCAGCGTCCACGTCCATGGTGTCTTGGTCGAGCACCTTAGAGAAGGTGAGCTCGACTCCAGAAGCAGTGACCGCGCCTGAAGTTGTGGAGCCTGTGTCATCGAGCCACACACCGAAGCCTTCGGTGGTGTGTGGGGCGGCGCCGGGGGCACCGGGGATGGCCACAGGATAAGCGTAGGCGATGACCGCTGGTGCAGGCTCAGCAGGCACACGAATGTTTTCCTGCACACCGTTGTTCGCCACGACTACATCCCAGCCGCCAGACGCGACGTTCGGGACGATGCGGAAGCGGGTCTGGTTACCTTCGGGGCCCCAGACCGCCGAGCTAACCTTGATGCTGTCGACAGCACCCGCAGAGTACAGGTTGCCGAACGCCTGAGTCGTCGGGACCGTCGAGATCAGGTAGACCTCGGCGGGCGCGCCGGCGAAGGGGGCGTTGATAAGCGGAGCGTAGATGATGTTCGACATCCGGCGCAGCGTGGCGTTCGCGGGTGCGAGGGCATCGAATGCGCGTTTGGTCGTGCTGAGGTGAGGTACGTTCTGCTGCAGGAAGGGGAACTCACCTACCACAGCCAGCGACCCGCCCTGCGTCGGAGCGCTGGGGGTCGTGATGTACTTGAAGCTGGCGTACACACCAGGCCGAGCGACGAAACGCCCGTTGATTACAATGCCACCTGCCATGGGGTACTTCCTTGCTGTTGGTTACTCAGGTGGTTGCCACCCGACCGCGCCCTGACTTGTACCATCGAGAGGCGTCATCGTGCGCGCTACTGGGTTAGGTATACTGGTAACTGTCGTCCCTTCTACGTGGACGAGGATTGCAGTGGGATAGGTCTCGGGCGTTATAACCAGCGGGGTCAACCGCTCCATGGCTTTGAAGGAGAATAGCATCTGGCGCTTGAACTGGACTGCGCGCTCACGCCCCTCCTTGAAGATGTAAGGCTCGAGGTCCGTCTCCAACACGATCGCAGGTACGGACTCAACACCATGCTTTATGAACCATGGACCTGCACTCATCATCGCAGTCTTGACAAACCGAGTGACCATGCGGACCACGTCCTTGTTCACGTGGTTTACGTAGATCGCGACTGTGGGCTCCATCATGTACTGGAAGACTTGCCCTGTCATGGCCTCACCGGATGGCCCAATCCTGTTGGCCCGTGCATAGCCCGTGTTCCCGAGGGCGAAGGCGACGGGTGTTGCACTGTGGAGCCCGACACCGATGAGGAGGTTGTTGATGTTGGCGATCATCGGGACGTCTGCGGAGCGGACCTGCATACCTCCGTGAGTGACGATGGCTGCATACACGGCGTCAACGGAGGCTTGGTCGTAGACGTTGTAGTCTTGTGTGCGCCTCCAGGCTGCGAGCCCTTCAGTGGACACAGACCGCCACGCGTGCTTGAGCGCAAGCTCAGTAAGAAGATCAGGGTCTGCTGCCATCGGACGACCTCTTAGCTTTGGCTGGGGCGGCTGCCGTCGGGCGACCGGCCACTGATGACGTTCTTGATGGCGTCGCGCAACTTCATTGCGATAGGCGCCTTGGGGCCTGAGATAAGACCTGCGGGCTTGACACCGACAGAGAAGAACGAGCGAGGGTTTGAACCCGCGTTCGGGTCCTCAAAGATTGTGCGGAACACCTTGAACTTCGTGCGCTTCCCAATCTGCTTGGCGCGCACAGTCTCGTACTCGCCTCTCACCCACTCATGGTCTTCGGGTTTGTTGTCCTTCATGGCCCGCGCGTTGTGATAGAGCCAGTTGGCATGGGCCGGGTGGGCGCGGGCGTCGACCTTATCCATCTTGACCTGACCCGCCGTGTAGCTCCCGTCTTTGGACTCTGTGACAGAGTCCTCATAAGAGTCCTGCATGTTGCGTCGCATCTTGGTGAGCAGCTTGCGTTGGTCGTGCTTGGACACGCGCTCGTGGCGGCTCTCTGCTTGCGCCATATGTGCTTCAAACATCGGCTGTACCAGCGCCTCGATCTGTGCCGCCATTGCTGGGGCGATGAAGCGCAGGTTCCTGTAGGTCTTGCCTACGTTCTGGTTTCGCTTGCTGTTGCTCTTACCACCTTTGGTCGCACGTCCCTTTACTACTCTAATTGTCCCGAACGAAAATAGCCAAGGACGTAAGTCGCGCGCCGTGCCGTCGTAGGTCCCGATGCCGTCGTGGAAGTTGCCAGACAATGGCGGGCTCCACCCGAGCTCGACCATCATGGCGTCTTTCCCTCTCAGCTCTAGCTTCAGCTGAGAGCCTGCAGAATCGACGTGGATGCCTTTAATGTACTGATTACGGTAGTCCACATTGCGTAGTGCAAAGGATGGCTCGGAGATCCGGTCGGTGGTCGCCACCTCCCGGCGCCACGCTTCATCGATGTAACGCGCCACGGCCCTCAACTTGCTAGCATTAGGTGTGATAATGTCTGCAAGGACTGCGGCGATGTGCGCTCCATCTTGTCCACGATAAACCACTTGGTTCCCGTGCATGATTGTGACTCTACGAGGCATAGAGGGGGTAGGTGTCCGGGTTGGGGGTGACATCAGGCTCAGGCGCGTGCCCGAGGAACTCGGGGCGGAGGTGGACCAAGACTGGTAGGTAGTCAAAGGTCTCGGCCGCCGCACCCCATGCTTGGGTGAAGGTGTCCCGCCTAAGGAACGGGAAGCCTACGATGGTGAACACAGGGCGGGCGTAGTAGCGCACGGTGTACCACGCTCCCGCGGGTGGTGACGTCGTGGCTGTGTCACCGATGGTCCAGTCGATAGCACCTACATCTGTGATGGTGAAGTCGACGCCTTCCAACAGCACTGTGCCGCTGACATTCCCGTCGGCGTCCGTGGCCCGCATGTAGGCCACGCCGAGCTCTAGGACTGTGCTGCCGGGGGACGAGTCCGCATTTCCCACAGGAAACACGCGGCGCAGTACCGGGTACCTCAGGCGCTCCACAGGCCCGGCGCTACGCTGGCGCACCTCGTTCAGTACGCGCGCCCCTGCCTTCAAGGTGAGGCGGTCGTTGCGATCCGGGGTGTGCTCAGGTGGCATGCTGCACAGGAGGTCACCTTCGGTGTACTGCCCAAAAGGTGTACTGAACTTAGCTGACTCCTTCACATCATGCAGGAGTCCAATGGTGTCCTGTCCCCCGCTGTGCAGCATACCGCTGCCGTAACAAGCAGGGCAGTTGGCGCGCGGCTCATCAGAGGCTTCCTGCACATAGTCCCGGTCCTGCACCCGCCGGCAGGGGCAGATGAGGGAGTACTCCCACTTCAAGGGCATCCCATGTTGCAGGAGCACGCGGCGGAACTCGCATGGCTCGTAGTCTACCCGGCCGATGTCGAGGTTGAACTCGTTGATGAAAGGGATCAGGCGCATTAGATGACCACCATGTTGAACGAGGCATACTTGGCATAGATGGAGGCTTTGGATGCCTCCATCTTCTGCGTGAAGGTGTCCGCTAGGTTCGCGAAGGGCCCCCGCGGGTTGATGTTCTTTGACTGGGCGAGGCCATCCAGTTTTAGCGATGTCCCGATAATACCCGCGCCGTAGATGGCAGCGCCGACGACCGCTAGGATTGGGATCACAGCGGCGTAGGAGACATACTGTAGGATGTCTCCTTCGTACGCGTACAGCACAGCCGGCCCCGCATACGCGGCGGTCGCTACCTTGGTCAGGCGGTAGGTGGCGGAGGACACAGACGCCACTCGGTACAAGATGTCTCCGAGCTTGACGTACTCCCCTGCCCCAATGAGTCCTTGGAGCACAACGTCGTCATCTAGCCCTGTCACGGTGACCGTGTCTTCTCCGTCCACCACTGTGTGGGTACCGAGTAGGTCTGACTCAAACCCGGCGGTGTAGCTGATGCCGTAATAGCCAGGGACGAAGTCATCGAAACGAAACAGATTGTAGAACGACGCTTGGTAGCTGACGATCGAACCCTGGTCCCCGATGCCTTGTGATGTCGGGATGAGGTACATGACGCCGCCAATCTTGCTGGACACGTACACCCACTGCTTGGGGAGGGTGAACCAACGGAGGTTGCCTAACTGCACCGAGAGGCTTGTGATCTCTTGGACAGGACGCTTCAGCGAGACAGACAGTTGGTACTGCTCACTTGACCGCTGGTGGATACGCATGCGGTCTTCGTTGACCACAAAGCGAGTCTTCCGCAGCGCTAGACCGAACTCGTTCTCGAGGTAGGTCACCGCCTCATCAATCGCTGCCCACAATGCATCGTCAGAAATGGTCACGCCTGTGCGTGTCATCAGAGGGATGATAGACCCAAGCAGGGTTTGCTTGAGGTAGGTAGGTGTGATGAGGTCGGTGATTGACATCAGATGTTACCAATGTCCTGGGCGACAAGGAGTGAGACGAGCTCGGCTTGTGCGACGCGCGATGTCTTGATGCCTCGCTCCTTGCAGATTTCTTTGAGCTGCGTGTAGCTCATGTCTGCATAGTTTCCGTCGGTCCCCTCGCTGTCGGAGGCATCATCGAGATTTTCGACGTCACCAGCGAAGCTCCCGTCCGCGTCTTCACTACCGTCTTCATCCTCGTCATCACTGTCGAGGATGCCGCTGAAGTTCGTGGTCGGCTGGGGAGGTAAGGGAGTATCAGGGGTCCAGAAGTCTTGGTCCGCGGGCTTCTGGGCCTGCGCTGCTGACACGATCGCGACAGCTGGGGGACCTTCCGCGATGGTGAAATAAATCTGGGCTTCGCCAAGCAGGCGCCACTGAGTCTCAGTCACTTCAGGCGTGACATCACCCTCGGCGTCGACAATGAAACGGCTGCTGCCGATACAGATGGCGGTCTCGCGGGAGTACTTGTGTGTTAGTTTCATGCAATCCTCGACAATGAAAAAGGGGCATCCCTGCGGATGCCCCCTTTGTAGCACGCATTAGCGTAGCACTAGTATCAACCAAATCCGACGTTCTTGATGACGAACAGCCGTCTCGGGTTGGACACCTTCAGCGCACCGAACATCGTGAGCAGGAACTGCTCTGTGGTCGAGAGGCTGAGGGAGACCGGCCGTTGCGTGACAGGAAGGAACTCCTTCCACTCCATCACATCCGACCTGTTGTCGAAGATGATGATAGGCGCCGTGTTCGGGCGCGTCAGGTTGTGGTCGACGAACTTGGTACCGCCGCCACCTCCAAGGGTATTGCGGCCATAGCGGCTCACGCGGAAGTAGCTGGAAGGGTCGGTCGGAGCAACAGAATCAGCCGGGTTGGTCGGCGTCGGGATGGACGCGCGGAAGACCGCGTACGAGCGGATCGACTGCGGACCGGACTCAGTGACCGCACTGTCGGCGAAGTCACCCTGGACTGATTCGCCCGCGACAAGCCGGACGGGGCCGACATTGATCGTACGCGTCACACCATTGTCACCTTGCATGATGAAGGTGTAGTAGAAGTCGCGGCCTAAGACGTCAGCTGAACGCCACTTGCTGGTCGTACCACCTGCGATGACCGAGAGCACCGGGGTGAGTGCAACCGGGGGGGCGTGGCCCTCCACACGCGTAATCGGGTGGTGGATGGGCTCGAGGAGAGGGACCACCGTGAACGGTACTTTCGGGTTGAGGTGAGACCCCACCGAGATACCGGTCGTTGACAGAGTTAGCCCTTGGTCGCTGGCCAGGTCACCACGTTTGAATGGAATCAGACTGTTCTGATACCACGTGTAGTGACGCGCGGACATCAGCACCGCTTGCGGGTCGCCGTAGATCGGGGGGCTGACCAACATGGCCAAGAAGGATTGAATCTCCTGGCCCGTGATCGTGTTGCCTTCCGCGTCCATGACGTTCTCGGGCGCAAACCGCTCGACGGACGGGATGATACCGTCAAACTCGAGAGGGTTGATACTGGAGTCCGCATACAGGAGGTTGCGCTCGTGCGCCATCGACAGCTCCATCGAACCAGCGCGTGCCTCTTGGGCGCGCGCATTGCCGATACCAGACAGGAGGCCCGTCTGGGTGAGCACGTCGGTGAGCTGGCGATGCACCGCCATGTACTTCATCCGAACCACTTGCTTCGTGAAGTGGGACTGCGTGATTGCCGGGACGCCACCTTCAGCGATGAAGATGGAGGTCTCAGAACCACCCCACTTGCGGAGCTGCGGGTACTCGAAGACAGGTGAGGTCACCGACGTCTTCGTGATCAGCTTCTGCAGCACAAGGTGCCGCTCAGACGCGGTAACCACGTCGTAGATCGGCTGGATGGACTGCGGCACCAAGGGCGCGTAGCCACCACCCGACACGGTGGACGAGTCAGACGGCGTGGCGATCGGATAACCGATGCCTGCCTTCTGAAGACTCGCCGACTGCGCCGACTTGACCATGTTGTTATGTAGCGCGAGGTTCAGTTCGCGGAGCTCCGCGAGTGGAACTTCTGCACCTGTGGCAGCCGAGCGACCAAGCTGCTCGAGCTGATAAAATAGCATCTGGTTCGCTGGATCCACAATTTACCTCACTTGTATGCTGCGAGAATCTCTGCAGGGGATTTGCCGCCGGTCTGAAGCAGCATGATGTCATTCTGCATGGCCGCACCGTGCGGGCCCGACTGCTGAAGGGGCTCGAGCCTGTTAATGCTCGAGATGATGAGAGCCTGCGCCTGCTCGAGCTGACCCTTGAAGAGGGCCAAGTCAGTGGCACCTTGCGTCAAGATGGCCTGGGCATTGTCCGACGGGCTGGCGACAGGGACGCCCGCACTGGTGGCGACGCCGACCGGTTCAACCGGAGCGGCCATCGACTTCATCAGCTCACCCATCTGGGTGGAGAGACTCTGGACACGCGTCGCGAGGTCGACATAACCTCGGATGCTCTGGCTGTCCGCTTCCGCCACGGCAGCGAGGCCCTTGGCCAGTTCGCTCTGCGACTTGAAGAGGGAGCTGACAGCTGCATCCATGTTCTTGCCGAGCTCATTGAGCGCTTCGACAACCTCAGGTGCGTTCTCAGCGGCCTTGGACTTCGCGAGGCGCTCGGCGCGCTCGTTAGTGGCCGGCTTCTCAAGCTCGGTCGGGAGTGCATTGAGCTTCTCGACAGCCGCCTGGAGCGCCTTCGCGAGAGTCTCGAAAGCCTCCGACTTGAACATAGGTGCGCCACCACCGAGGTCATCGATGATCTCGCCTTTCTGGATCTGCTCGGCGATGATGGCGTCTGCGTTCGCAACACCAGCCAGCATAGCCTTGAGCTCACTTGCTTTGATCTTCATACTATACTTCCTTCTGTTGCTGCCATCAGGCTGGGGTCTGGGACACCATCTTCAGCACTTGCTGTAGAGATTTCACTGCGTCACCCCACGTCATCTGGGGGTACGCCTTACACAGGCGAATGGTGAGCTGCTCGACGAGGAACGCCGGGTCGTAGGAGTGGTCGTCCTGCAGCTTCGACATGATAACGCCCATCACCATAGAGGTGTGGTCGTTCTCTGCGCCCTCGTGGAGTCCCGTGGCCGCCATGATTGACTTGGCAATGGGGTCCCACCACGACAGCGGGTTCTTAGGTGCCATTGTAATGGCTAGCCACTTGACAGTGGACTTCTCGACGACCTTACCGCGGCGTCCCCCGGGCTTGACTGACCCTTCAATGGAGAAACCGTAGCTGCGGTCGCCACCAGCGCGGCGCATGATGCAGGACTTCTCGAAGATGTCCCGCCCGCGCTTGTCTTCTAGGTACAAGCCAGCTTTGACGTTGGTACCTTTGATGAGGGCGCCGTCGTGTTCCACATCAACTGTTTTAATGCTGATGGGGTACCCGACGACGTTGTGGTTTCCCACGGGGTGTTCGTCGATGATCAATCCACGCGCCCCTGAGCCGCTTTTCCCTACGAAGTAGGACCAGTCGATGCCATCCGATTTGATGATGTCGCCATCAGCGTCCGGGGCCTCTGTGGTAGCGATGCCACTGATGATACCGATCTTGGTATCATCAGTCCCTTCACGCCCTGCCTTGCTGATGACGTCGAACGGTGCCCACATAGAGAACCGGTCGTTGTTATGTAGCAGGCTGGCGTCGAACGCGACCTTCCCCGTACCCTTAGCCACCAGCTCGCGGCTGATGTCCACTAGGGACGAGGTGATACGTTCGGCAATGGAAAATCTGCTCATGGTGGGGACTGTCCCCTGTAAGACCGTAACCCCATCAAGCTGACGATGCAGTGGACACCATGCGACGCCCCCCGACGAACGACGAGACGTCGTCGGGGATGATGTCGGGATTGATTGAAGTCCCCTGCTCTACCAACTTCTGAAGGTACATTTGGTAGCTTGAGTGCAGTGGACGATTGGACACTGGGTCCTTCCATGCAGGCAAGTTCATCAAGGCGCGCCCCTCGTTCACAGACATGAGGGTTTGCACGCACTTGATAATGTTCTCCTGCTTCTGTGTCTCGGTGACCGAGTCGAAGCCGTAGAACTCGAACTGGTATTCAGGCCAGTGCGGCCAGATTATGGTGGTGTTGATCTGGTGCGCGATCCAGCGCAGCAGCGGGCGTAGGCTGCGCTCCTTGCTGGCGACGATGCGGTCCTGCGGCGATAGGTCAGACTTGGACTTGGATGACTTCTCGTCACCAAACGTGAAGCCTAGTTCGATCGGGTCCATGCCGAACATCGCACAGACAACCTTCGTATTGTAGTTCAACCAGTTCATGAACTCCATGTCGCTGGCCGTCTTGCCGAATGGGTGGACCTCCACAGACTCATTGAGGTTCGGGTTGAGCTGGATCAGTGGGACTGATTTGTTCTTCCGCACGCCGGACAGCATCGCTTGGAAGGACTCTTCAACCCGCTTGAAACGCTCTGGCCCCATGAGTGACTTGATGGTGGCGAAGTTGTTCCCAAGGTAGCCTGTGGTGTACAACTGTGCGTTGTGGGTGTGCGCGTTGAGGAGCGCCGCGATGGACCCGACGAGCATGGCCAACTCTGGCATACCATAGCCAAAAGCTGTGACGCCTGGGAGGGCGTTGCGTGTTGACCATGACAGTTCATTGCGCTTGAAGCGTGCAGTCTCACGCCCGTGCATGTACTGAACTAGTTCAGCCTTAGAGAAGTCGAACTCCCCTTTGTCTGAGACGTGTTCTGTCGGGATGAGTAGGCGGATAGTTTGCGGATCCAACAGCCGGAACGCGACAGGCTTACCTAGTCGCGACAAGATTGGTTGGATGTGTGCTTGGTCCACTGCCAGTGTATAGAAGGTCAGCGACCGCAAGAACTGCTCGAACCCTCCTGTCTGCCACTCACCACCCGCAGTCTCGATGATCGCTGCGATGTGTTCCATCCTGTAGCGGTCGGTGCTGGATGGGATGGCGTGCTGCTGACGCAAACGGATAGTCCACCCATTCATGTGCTGGGTTGTCAGGCGCTTGCTGAAGTCGACGACTTGGTTTTGCCTTGTGCCGATGACTGACGCCACGATGGACGTGCGCGCCATGGCGTACAAGCTGTGGTAGGTGAGCGGCGGTACACCAATGTGCGTACCGTATGCGCCTGTGCTGATGGCGCGTGCGGTCTCAACTAGGGTGTGGTCGACGTTCGACCCTAGAGGTGCGACGACTGCCACCCCTCGTGCGACAGTTTTAGCTTTACGTCGTACCATTGCGGACCTCTTGCATGATAGATGCTAGTGTAGTCAGCGTTGCAGCATAACCTTTCATGATCAGCATAGTCTTTAGCTCAGTGGCGGGTGGGCCACCGTCTGCGACTGCGCGCTGAATGTAGTCGCTCGGTGTGAGTACCTTGCGAATGTCGTAGTGGTCTGTCTCACGGATGTAAGAGCTAATCGCTGCGGTACACACAGTGTCGTCACGCCGCATGTGAGTCACGGACATGTAACTCTTGACTATCACCTCAGGCACGACTGCTGCCTGCACGTCTGCGGCCTCAGATTCTGCCACGACTTGCTGCCAGGCACTGAGATGTGTAGTGACGATGACGTCGAGTGCGCCGAGCTCGTCGTCGACTTCAGCCGACAGCGACTTTGCCACCTTGCTGGCAAGCGTCTGTCTGATGGACATCTTGACTGCGGTCAAGTTCTTCACCACTTGGGCGCGCTGGGTTGTGGATGACGCTGACTTCCACGACGCGCGCAGCTGCTTCAGCCGTTGGCGGAGCGCCTGCACGCGCGCGGACGTGGTCTGTTTTTGCTTCTCTGGCTGCTTCTTCTTCTTGCCAGTCCCGCCGACACGCTCCCACTGCCCGTTGCCTACCTTGCGCCAGCGACTGCCATCACCGTGGACAGCGACCTGTCCGAGGGGGTCGCCCCGCGTACCTGCCACGGAGCCTGACTTTTGAAAGCTCGCCACCTCTGAGATGAACGTGGTGACTTCGGCGAGGAAGAGCGCTGTGGTCTCTTCGTCCTTCACCGCGGTGAAGACCTCAGTGAAGAACTGGATGCCGCTTGGTGCGATTAACCCACTCACCCCCTTGAGGAGGAGTTGGGCATACAGCGGGGCGCAACCGGCACGGACGTCAGAAGCCGCGAGACTGTTGGAGTGCCGGAAGGATGGGGTAGACATCGCCTGCTTCGGCGTAGAGGTCCCCGTCGTCGAGCACCACGGGAGATCCTGGTTTAGGCCAGGCGTATCCGATGGATTTTGAGTAGAGGTCAGCCCCTCGGTCGGTAAACCCTGTGGTTGTGACCTCGTGGTTGTGCTGGTACTGGTAGGGCTGGGCTCCGGGCTGGCGCTCTGCGGGGTCGGGGGTTGGCTCGGCGTACCCAGCATCGTCTGCGGTGTAGACTGGGGGAGGAACTTCTCCGTCTCCAAGGTCTCCACCGTCGTCGCCGATGTCGCCTCCTCCGTCGAGCTCGCCGGTGGGGTCGTCGAGGTCGTCGTCGCTCCCTTCCCCAAGGGCGTCGAGCTCTGACTCAACTGAATCGAAGTCGGGTTCAGCACCAGCTTCTCGTACAGTGTCCTCACCAGCCGCGGGATCTCGCCCTGCGGAATCTCCTTCGGGACGGACTTTAGGACTTGATCCTCGGCGTGTTGCCATAGCGACTCCTCCTGTGGAGTATGAACTGCGCCCTTGTTCAGGGCACCGAAGGTATTCTTAAAGATGGAACCGCCACCACAGCTCTCGAGGAACGAGGCTTGGACGTGGGGCGGGACGTAGCTCATGTCTGCGGGGCTTTGTCTGTGCCCGTAGAACTCCGCCATGACTTGACTCGCCTCAGCGATCGACCCGCGGACCTTGTCGATGCCCGAGCCCATCGAGTCGATGCGTACTCGCTTGGTCTTAGACAGGAGATCGACCGCCATCTTGGCTTGGGCGTGCGCGCGGATGGTCGGGACCGGGACGTCACCTAGACCTACCTCGCTGAGCGCGGAGCTGATGCAGTCCGGCCCACAATGGAACAAGGGCCCAGTGGGGCTCTGAGAGCTGCGGGCGGTTACGTGGGCTTTGAGCTCAGGAGATTTTGACTCCCAGGTGAACTGGCGCCCCGACGCATGGTTCAGTAGGATCGGCAGGCCGCCGCGGCCCTTGCGCACGGAGGTGCCGACGTGGCCTCGCTGGATAGAGAGCACCTGTTCTACGCTGTGCCCGTGCTCAGCCACGATGTGCGCAGCAAGGTAGCGGTCCTTGTCGCCGTCGGGTGCCTCGTTGTAAAGGCGGAGCAACTCGCTGGGGGCGTACGACAGCGCCACCTTGTTCTGTTGCATTGCAGCGAAGGTGTGGCGGTGCTTGCGCTGATGAAAGTTCTTAGAATACGACCGGTTGGCGTTTCCTTCCTCGTCGTCCCACGTGGCCACTGCCTTTCCGTCCATGTCCCCGTCGGTGTCTACGGAGACGTGGGATGGGTGGATGGCGTCACTAGGACTGAACCCGTCGAGGTCGTACTTCGAAGCAAGTAGGCGGTTGCCTAAGGTGTTGGCGTCGGCGGCTCCCCCCACACCTTCAACCTGGGCCGGGCGCGCTTCGCTCTGTGGCGGCTTGTCCCCGTCCTTGATTTGCTTCCAGTTCTTAGCGTCAGGTGATGCCGGTTTTTGCCAAACCGAGCCATCTGCGCGCTGTGTCTGAACCCCGGATGGTAGTTGCTTGCTCATGAGCGGCAAGCTACTAGGCAGCGGCGTAACCCAATACGGTGTTATGTTTTAGCGGGATGCGCGCAGCTTATAAAATAAACTAGCAGCGTTTAGTCAGCTCACCCACGCAACACGTCCTCGAGTGCTGCCCTGCTAAATGCCTGCTCAGTCAGGGGCTCCCCGTCTAGTGTGAGGGTCGCCAAGGTATCAGGGAAGTGGACACCACGCCCGTTGAGCACGACCACGAATGCTGACTGGGTGTTCACGAAGGTCACCGCCCACGAGCGGGTCTCGCCCGTGGCGCTGTCGCCCATCAACATCAGCGAGGGGACCCACCCGTCTTCATCGGTCACTGTCGTGCTGCGTGCGATCGTGGTGGATGCCATCTGCACGCGCACATCGGCGAGCCATGCGAGCAGCGGCTTTAGGATGGCAGTGTTTAGTTTGTTACGGAAGATGCGCACGTAGAGGTGGTGGGTGCTCCGCGCGTCGCGCACGACCTCGGAGTCCTCTGAGGGCTGGAAGCTGTCCATGCCCCCACCGACTGTGCCGTCCTGCTGCCAAGGGTCACGCGCCTCGTTGCGCAGGATGTCGTAGGTGATGTCGATGTCATCGTCGTCTCCCCAGAACCGCACGATGGCGATGTGCATCAGCCTGCGTGCCTCACGCTCGCGGTACTGGGGAGGGATGGCGCGAAGGCCGGACTTGCCTAGCTGGTACGCAAGCCATGCGATGGGCTTCTTCTGGAAGAACTCGTAACCCTTCGGACCGATCAAGGGCGGCACGTGCTCCGCACGCGCCTTTACCCCTGGGATTTTTGCGCACGTCGTGCAGAGGCAGGAGGCAAGGAGCGACCGTGATGAAGTGTTGCTCTGACAGTGAGGGCAGCAAGGGACTGCGGGGTACCACTGGCGGGCAAAGGGATCAGGTGTGGGCAAGGTGGCCTCCGGGGCGGTGTCTCCGACACCGTGCCTGAAGGTGGAAGAATCCGCAAGAGTTAAAATAGTTAAAATCTTACAAAACTTAACAGTGCGTCTGAGGTAGGTGGTAGCCACGGGCGGACGCCGCGTGGAAACCGTGTTCTTTGGTACCTTCCCTGCGTCGCGTGGTCCGAGGAATGCCGTGGTACCTGTGAGGGGTGGAGGATGCGCGAGACAGTGTGCTGCGACCGCCTCAGAGAAGGTTAAAGACCGTGGTTAAGGTGGGAGGGTTTAAAACCGTGGCTTGGGTTGGGAGGGTTTGAAAGGGGTTACCGCAGGGAAGCCCTTTGCGTTTGTTTGTCTTGATGCGCGACCGAAGGGAGCAAAGCATCAAGAGCATTGCATTACATTTCATACTCATATCATGTGTATTTTGGATCTGACCTAACCTTATGAAATCATTCAAATCTAAAAAGAACTTAAGGGGGAGTTCAGGCGATATAAGGGGGAGTTCAGGCGATATAAGGGGGAGTTCAGGCGATATAAGGGGGAGTTCAGGCGATATAAGGGGGAGTTCGTTTTGAGGGAATCATTGAGCTTTTTAACTTTGACCTTAAACGCCTCAGGCACGGACTTAAAATATAAGGAGGGCTGACTTAAAATATAAGGAGCTTTAGGGGCGACATCTAAAAAAAAAACGACACCAAAGTGGTGTCGTTCTTCTCAGTGCATTCATGTCCTACCTGGCTGCCTCGTCACCTATTTCTTGCGCCATCGTTTAGCGCCCGCGACTCTATTTTCCTGTCGCTTGTCTCTGCGCCAACACCCTCCCTTCAGTATAAAGGCCATGTCATCTTTGTGCGCGTCGGCCAATAACCAGTGGTCCTCCCGCACACCTTCCTTGATAAAGGGAGGGGTGCTTGCATCACCAGCCTGCCACGCAGCAAGGATACAGGGCAGCGCCTTCATGTGAAGCCGAGCGCTGACAGCCAGATCTCTCCAGTGTTCTGGCGTGACCAAGAGCCCGCCGGCATCAACTACACTGACTGCCCTGTCGACAAACTCAAGGACCAACAGGCGCGCCAACGCCATGGCTGCTGCCGTGCCACGAGTCTTGGGTAGGGGTATTGCAGCTTCAAGTGTCGGGATGAGGATGCGTGCACCATATGAAGGTAGCTCCCCGCCAGTGTCCAAGGCAGCTGCCATTCCGACCTGGAGGGCAGGGCTAAGCGTGAAGGTGATAGAGGGGCTCCTCACACATGCCATCTTGGTCTCCTTGCACGTCCATAATACACCCCCATCCCAGCCTGCGGAGGCACGCCATTTGAGAGCTTCCCCCGCTGCGACGACATCCCGCAGAACGGACATGTCCCTCTTCCCTGGTTGGAGGATGTTGGACAGCTCTGCCCACCCCCCAGGGAAACGCACCTTCCCCTGTTGGCGGTTGACCAAGGTCGTACCGCTCGGGTCCTCTGAGATGACCCAGCTCCGACAAACCAACAGGTCAACCAACCTTGAGGCCACGACCCCGCTCAAGCGTGCGACCCCCCTAAGTACCATAGCAGTTGCATCTTCTTTAGACGCAGTGCGTGCGAGCAGCGGGGCACTTATACAGATAGACCCCACCTCAGTCTTCTCTCCATCATGGCCGCAGGAGAAGACCGCGCCAGCCTCACCAACGGTGAGCTCCGTTGTCTGCATCAGCAGCACTGAGTTCAGCAACACGGCGCGCGTCAAGGCTGGGCGTGACCGCTCGGCACGAGGTGCGCTTACGCTCTGCGCCGGCCCGGCCATGGCGAGCAAGCGGCCCCTGGCTGGAGGTGCCTTGTCCGTGGTAACCTCCGTCTCCGCCGCGCTGGATACAGGCACCTTGGGGGGTGCAGCGGTGACAGGGCTCAAGAGGATAGTGAGTGCTGTCACGGCGAAGGCACGCGCAACCATCGAAGCCCTCCCTGCCTGAGCCACTAGTGCCTTGTTCCCAGCCCACCGGACGTCGGCGCGGGCAGCGAGCAGGTCAGCGTGCCCTGCGCCGAAGGACTCTATGCGCTTCATCGCTGCGAGGTAGACAGCAGTGAGGTCTTCGACTGGGGTCGTTGGTTGCATCTGCACAGGTCGAACAAGGAACCTGTGCATCTGGGCGGTCACCAAAACTAGAGCCTGGGCGCTTATCTTGTGAGAGACAGCTCCTGGGTGTGCAACCTGCCTTGCGCTTAATGCTTCCGCGATGCCGGCCGCCGCATCTTTGGTTACGTTGTCTGTCAGGTGCGCGTACCAGTCTATGCCGGTGTGCGAAGGAACGTACGGGACCGGTGCGGGTGAGGTAGACTGTTGGGTGGTGGGTGCATCGCCCAGATCCTGCTGCCCCTCTTCAGGGCCTACGAGCCTTAACATCCTTCACACTCGCATGTCCCCCACTCACATGTCATCGCCGCACAGGTCTTCCCTTCACATGCCCCACACTCACATCCGCACTCACAGGGGTCAGTCTCCCCTTCGTTATAGCCACCTGACCGCATGCGCCAGTCCCGCGCATCTTCAGCTGCCTCTTGCGCTGCGTAGTGTGCTAGGAACTGGTCGTAGGTAAGGTGCCACCCGTCGGGGTCATCCTTCCAGGCTCGCACGCCCTGCCCATCTGAGTGCAGGTACAGGCACGCACCAGTAGGTGACACGTAAGACGGTGTGACCAAGTCGTGTACGCGCCACTTGACAAGATCTGCTTCAGGTACACCGAGGTGACGCGAGAACTCAACAGGCGTGAAGAGACCGAAGGCTACCTTCTCCCGCGTGGAGCGCTCCCAATCTGAAGGAAGCGGGGAAGGAAGGTGCATATCACTTGCAATAGTCAGGGCTACCATCTATCTTCTGCTTTCCGAGCTTATCACTCGGTGTTTCAGAGTTGTCATCCCGAGCTAATCACTCGGTGTATAGCTTGTGGGTTGTTAGGGTTGTGGTGGCCCGGGTGAGGCCCGTCTCTTGTGGAGGCGGGCCTTTTCTTTTTGGGCTGCATCACACACCACCTTTCCACCGGTTGTCGTCGCGGCACAGCATCTGGCAGTTCTTGGCTTCTGTCTTCCCACCAGCGTGCCACGGTGTAATGTGGTCGGCTTCCATCGCATCAATGGCGAAGCTCCCCTGACACACTGAGCACTTACCTCTTTGGCGCTCGTAAGCCTCGCGCCTTTGGTTGGGGCTGAACATTCTGATGTTCAAGTGCTTCTCTTGTTTGTTGAGCACATACGGGTAAATACCCTTCTTCTTAGACACGTCCTCGTCGACCATGAGGGCGCTGACCTGATGACCGATCTTGACCGAGTCCCACTCTGCGGCGCTGAACTCGTTGTAGAGCACTCCCCACGCTACCCCTTTCATTTCGCTGCGGTACTGGGGGAACGTCGTAGCCACCCAGGCAATCACGCGCTGGAAGTACAACCACAGCTCGTTCGCATTGGGCTTGTGTTGGTGCTTCGCCATGTAGCCTACAACGTCGCCTCCGTTGATCCAATCAAGGGCCGTCTCTAGGTAGTCCTGGCGGATAGGTGAGCCCGTCACGTACTTGCTGCCGATGTTGTAGGCTGCGCAGCCGCCCTTGCTGAAGTGGCGCTTGGCGTCGGCCAACCAAGGGCCGGCGTAGACTGCGTTGCGGAGCTCCTGCTCGGTGAGCTTCTCGCCCGCGATGTTGATCGTGCGGAACCACTCCAGCTTCTCGCTATCCGTCCCACTGCACAGATAGACCATGAGCGGATAGTCGAGAATCAACTCCTGCTTGTCGGCGGTGAGGTTGTGGAAGAACAGGCCGTCGAGCGAGAAGGCCCCCGAGACGTACTGGCAAATGGAGATGGTGCGCTGTTGTCCATCGACCACCTCGAAGCTGCCAACGTCCCGCACAGCCCAGTACATTACATTGAGCGGGAAGCGCTTCATGACCGTGGTAATGACCGCGTCACGCTGCTTGTCCTTGTAGATGAACTCGCGCTGGTAGGCTGGGCGAATGTCGAGCTTGCCTGAGTAGCCCACGACGCCGGTGTTGGGGTCGTCCTGGTAGCCTGCGGTGAGGGCGCGGACAGTGACCGCGAGCAGTTCGACTTTCATG